GCATGTGAAATAGTATAAGTCATGACAGTAAACGCATCAAAAGATTGGGTACAACAATTATATGTTAGGGAATTCGGACCTAAACTACAACCAAACGAATTCTATTATGATAACCAAGGTAGGATGGTTATGACTGAAGATTATCATATAAGAAGGGGTAAGTGTTGTGGAAGTAGGTGTTTACATTGTCCTTATGAACCTCAATACGAAAGAGGAAATCAAAACCTTAAAGAATCCTTACGAAAGTAGGGATTTTTTTTATTTATGCTATATTTATAATAAAAAGTTACTATGAAAAAATTATTAATTACTGAATCTGAAAAAATGCATATTTTAAATATGCATAAATCAAACATTCAAAAAAAATATTTGACAGAAAAAACAATGGAACCTGAGCCGGTTAGAACTAACAACAGTTATTATATTAGATTTGCATTTGACGAAGGTAAATATTCAATAAATAAAGACACTAGAAAAAAATTAGTTGACGCAATCGTTAAAGTAATGAGACCATCAATGGGAACTATAAAGACATTTATTGATAGTAAATATCCTTTACCTATTATGGCAAAAATAACTGTTGGAACAAGTCATACAGGAACACCTAAACAAAATGCTGCGGTAGCAACCGCAAGAGAAAACGTTTTAAAAAGTATTTTAACCGAAGCTTTTACACAAATAGGGGTTAGAGAAGATAAAATAAAACAAATATTAAATTTTGTTTCTGGAGAATATAAACCAACAAAATTTGACTATAGTTTTTATGATGCGACAAAAGTTAATCCCGATGATAGTGAAAGATTTGGTAAATTAGAACTTTTTCCAATAACAACTATGGGACTTGACAAAAAGGCTCTCAATGTTGCTAGTTCTAAAATAAACTCACCTGACGTAACAAAGTCTAAAACTGTAAATAATCCTGAAAGTTTTAGTAACTTATGGGGTTTACTTGATCCTGGTACAACAACAGAATATTATACCGAACCAGACCAAGAATCAATATCTAAAGGTGTAAGTATGTTAAAAACATATTCAGACGTTCAAGATTTAAATGACCAACTTGAAAGTATTCGCAGAATTGGAGTTGCCGATATTATAAATAATAAAATTACTGACAGAGCTAAATTTATTCAAGCATGTGCAACAATTAAAAAGGCTTTTGAAAGAAGTGGTAAGGCCCCATCTTTAGTTGATTGTAGAAGTGTTGGGGATTTGAATATAGAATTTGAATAAAACTATATAAATATTTTTTTTAAGTTAAATAAGAATCCCTATAATAGTAGGGATTTTTTATTTATATAAAAATTGTAAACACTATATTTATTTTATATGGCTAACGGAACTACTTATGGTATAACATTTCCTTTTAGAAATAGTGAAAAAGGTTATTATTTTTCATTAACTGAAGAAACTGCCGATGAAATTAGAAGTAATCTATTACATTTAATTTTAACTAGAAAGGGTACTAGATATTATTTACCTGATTTTGGTACTAGAATTTATGAATTTATTTTTGAACCATTAGACGGTGAAACGTTTGAAAGTATTAGATCAGATATTGAAGAACAAGTTGCAAAATATATACCTAACTTAACTATTAATAGTATCACTATTGAACCATATTTAGAGAGTGAAGAATCCCCAGGTGATTTAAATTATGAATTATTAGGTCAAGCAAGTATTTATAAAATACCTGGTCAAAATACAGGTGAATATACTGCAAAAATAAAAATAGACTATACAGACGAGGCTAAGGCTTTTGGAAGTAGAGAGTTTGTTATAATTAATATTTAAAAATGGCAAATAATAAAATAAATTATACCGAAAGGGATTTTGAGGGGTTAAGACAAGATTTAATAAATTACACTAAACAGTATTACCCTGAATTAATACAAAATTTTAATGATGCTTCAGTTTATTCTGTTTTAATGGATTTAAATGCTGCAGTTGCTGATAATTTACATTTTCACATTGATAGAAGTATCCAAGAAACCGTTTTACAGTATGCACAACAAAGGTCTTCAATTTATAATATTGCAAGAACATATGGATTAAAAATACCAGGATATAGGCCATCAGTTGCTTTAGTTGATTTTTCAATTACCGTACCACCACTTGGGGATTCTGAGGATATAAGGTACTTAGGCATTCTAAGGGCAGGATCACAATTTAACGGAGGAGGCACAACATTTGAGACAGTTTACGATATTGACTTTTCAACACAGTATAATCAAGAAGGGTTTGTTAATAGAACAAAAATCCCAACGTTTGATTCTAATAATAAAATTGTCAATTACGTTATAACTAAAAGAGAGGTTGTTGTAAATGGATTTACAAAAGTATTTAAAAAAATTGTAAATCCCGTAGATTCAACTCCCTTTTTTAGTATATTTTTACCGGAAAGAAATGTTTTAGGGGTTACATCAATAATACAGAAAGATGGAACATCATACCCTGGAGTTCCATCGTTTACTGAGTTTTTAACTTCAAATAATAAATGGTATGAAGTCGATTCTTTAGTCGAAAATACAATCTTTGTCGAAGACCCAACAAAACCTGTCGATGTTGCTGGTGTAAAAGTTGGTAAATACATTAAAACAGAACAAAGATTTATAACCGAGTACACACCTGAAGGTTTTATGAAAATACAGTTTGGTGGTGGGTCAACAACACCTGACGAACAATTAAAACAATTTACAAATACAGGAGTACCTTTGGACATTAATAACTATCAGAATAACATTGGGTTAGGTTTAACCGTAAGACCAAATACTACCGTTTTTGTACAATATAGGGTTGGTGGAGGTTTATCAACAAATGTTGGTGTTAATACAATAACTCAGGTAGGCACAATTGACTTTGCCGTTAACGGACCTTCAGATTCTATAAATAGAAACGTTGTGCAATCATTATCTTGTACAAATATTACTGCCGCAATAGGAGGGGCTAATCCACCTTCAATTGAAGAGGTAAGAAATATGGTGTCCTTTAATTTTTCGGCCCAAAAAAGAGCGGTCACAATAAATGATTACAAATCAATTATTGATACAATGCCTGGTAGATTTGGTGCACCTGCTAAAGTATCCATAACTGAAAAAAATAACAAAATAAATATACAAATACTATCTTATGACACAGGTGGAAAATTAACACAGGTGGTTTCAAATAATTTAAAAAGTAATTTAGCAACATATCTTTCTAAGTATAGGATGATAAATGACTATATCTCTATTGATGTGGCTAAAGTAATTGATTTAGAATTTGAACTTTTTGTTGTTTTTGAGTCAAATCAAAATCAAGGACAAGTGGTTACACAAATCATTGATCAAATATCTACCAATATGGATCCAAAAAATAGAGAATTAGGTCAAAATGTTAATATATCTGATATTAGAAGATTAGTACAAAACACTGCAGGTGTTGTTGCATTAACAGATATAAAAGTATATAATAAAGTTGGAGGACAATATTCGTCATCTCAAACATCCCAAAGGTATGTCGATAACGAAACAAAACAAATTGAACTTATTGATGATACGATATTCGCCGAACCAGACCAAGTATATCAAATTAGATACGATAAAAAAGACATTAAAGTTAGAGTAAAAAATCTTAAAACCGTAGACTTTTCATAACATTATTTATTTTGGTTTAATATGTTCTATTTTTAAAAATAGATACATAACTATTTATTTTTAAAAACAAATATGTCAAAAAGCTATAGGTTAAGAACCAAAGTAGGTGTTGATAGAAACATTAGAATAAACATAAACCAAGATTTTGATTTTTTAGAAATTTTATCTTTAAAATTAAGACAAAGTGACGTTTATAATAGATTTTGCGCAGATTATGGTGTAGTTGCGGGTAGGGTAATAGTAAATGGTGGTTACGGTGTGCCTAACGCTAACGTATCAATCTTTATTCCTTTAGATCAAATAGACGAAAACGATCCGGTAATTTCAACACTATACCCATATAAAAAACCTTCAGATAAAAATGAAGACGGATATAGGTATAATTTATTACCATATAAACAGACATATGGAGGACATACACCAACAGGAACTTTTCCAACAAAAGAAGATGTTTTAACAAGAACTGAAGTTTTAGAAGTATATGAAAAATACTACAAGTTTACTGCTAAAACAAACGATAGTGGTGATTTTATGATAATAGGGGTACCATTAGGGGTCCAAACAATAGTTATGGACTTGGATTTATCAGATATGGGTTGTTTTTCATTAAAACCGTCTGACTTAGTCAGAGTAGGGTTAGGTACCCCCGAACAATTCAATGGGGAAGGATTTAAATCATCATCCGATTTGGATTCTTTACCACAAATAGTAAGTTTTAATAAAGATATCGATGTCACTGCTTTTTGGGGTGAAGAAGATTTATGTAATATAGGTATAACTAGAACTGATTTTGATTTAAGAGATGTTGGTGTTGAAATTAAACCCCAAGCAATTTTTATGGGTTCAATATTTTCCACATCTGATGAGGATTTTTTAAGGACTAACTGTAAACCTAAAAAAAACACTGGTAATTTTTGTAATTTAGAAACAGGTCCAGGAAAAATTTTATCTATAAGACAAACTATAAAAAACGACATAAATGGACAACCTGTTTTAGAACAACATAGTTTACCTAATGGTGGTAAAGTTATAGATGAAGACGGCACATGGTTAGTTGAGGTACCAATGAATCTTGATTACGTTACAACTAATGAATTTGGAGAACAAGTAATATCTAACGATCCATCGATAGGAATACCAACAAAAGGAAAGTATAGATTTAGAATACAATACCAAAATGAAAACCCTGAAAATAACGTAATAGAAAGGGCGGATTATTTAGTTCCAAATATAAGGGAATATGGATGGACAAATACAGGAAAATATGAAGATGTCGATACTAATTTACAATTAAAATCATACGCATTTAGTTTAGATTGGAATGAATATGCCGATCCACAGGCGGCTATAAATTGTGAAGATTACTTTTATGAATTTAATTTTAATAAAGTTTATACTATCGCTAATTTTATTGATAGATTTAAATGGGGGTATAATAGATCAAGACATTTGGGTATAAAAGAAATAGATAGTAACTCATGCAATCAAATTAATAAATTACCTGTAAACGACGGAGTTAGAAATTTTGATTTAATATTTTTCTTAATGATGTTTTTAATTACAATAGTTTCTTTATTAGTCCCAACAATAATTACAATTTTACATGTTTTGGCACTTATTTATCCAATAATTAGACTTTTGATTAATTTTATAATATCATTTATAAATTTAATATATGATACTTTATGTTCTATATCTAACTTAGAAATAGCCGGATGGAAACCATTTAAAGGGCTTTCAAAATTCTGTACAAAACCACCAATAGAACCACTATCAAAAGAAAATCCTTTTAAAAGAATTTCATTACCTATGTTATCGTATCCCGATTGTGAGGCGTGCCCATGCACTGAAGTTGATTTGGATGCAGGTCAAAGTACTACTGAAGAGTCATTAATTCAAATAAGTAATAGTAATGTTAGTCCATTAGCTAATACTAACTCTGTAATATCATATGGGTTTTCTATTGGAGATGACCAAAATGTAAATAACGGATTAAGACAAACAATTGCAGGATACCAATTTGTATCATCAATAGATGCCACAGGGTTCATCGATTTAGATCCTAAATTATCAAAATTACCAATTGCGGAAGTGCCAAGACAAGGTGGTGGGTTTAAATACTTAGGTTATGACGTTACGTTATCTCAATCATTAAACATGGCAAATTTTAGAGAAAGATATTTTGAAAATGTTAACATAATAAAAACCACCATAAAAAACACAAACCCAACAACAAATACTGTTGAGATTTCTGACCCATTTTATGATTCAATCATGGTTATTGTTTGTGATCAAGGTACTATATCTAACATACCTGTAGGTAGTTTATTATCTTTTCATGACGTAACTAAAATAAATGACCCAAATATTACTGGAGGAACGATTAATCAATTTAACACTAGAAGGATAACAGGATCAACAGATTATAATCTACAAAATTTAGTAACAAAACAAGTTAAATATGTTGATATTAACGGTACTGAGGTCACTGCTAATGTAAAACTAAATTTGACCACAAATGGTGATGAGTATAAGTTTGTTGCTGGAAATGAATATTTTCAAGTCATAACGGGTGATAGCATTTTTAATTATACGGGAAGTACTAATTTAGGTTCACCCGATTCTCTTCTAAATAAATATATTTTCAACAAAACACAAAGATTTTGTTATAATGAAATAACGGGACCTGGAGGTCAACAATGTGATACCGTTACATCAATAAAAGAATATTTAGACCACCAAGCATTAGAAATTTTATTTTTAGTTAGAGGAGTTGATCCGTACACCCAAAAACAAAAAATTAATTATGACTTATCTAAATTATTCGGATTTAATTTTGGCACGGGACCTCAAATTGAGGGGGATTATTACCTTAATATCCCAATACAAAAAAATATTGATAATTTGTTGAATAACTCAACATGGAGAAATGATTATAAAACACCTGAAAGCCATCAAGTTACGGATAATTTAAATGTTTCATTATTTCATAAGTCTTTTTCTTTTACTCCTGACCAAAACGCATTTAGTTCATTTACCAATAATGTTGTAAAATATTACAACTCTACAGATAAGTCTAGAGCTAATAGTAAAGCATATTCTGATGACGTTTCCACTTTATCACAATTTACCTTACCTGTTGGTGTTTATAGTGACATAGCGTGTAATGGGTCTGAATTAGGTAAAAGCACAATAGGGTTTCAGTATGGACAAGCGGTGGTCACTGCACCAACAACACAACCTTTTTATGAGTGGTTTGGGATTACATCTCCTTATGATTTCGCAAATAATAATGATGCCACTGCATATTTGGCTAGTTATATACCTAATAATAATAGTTGTTATGGAGCATTCTCATCACCATGTTCAAATGGTAACGTTGGTGCTTGTGAAAACTACGCAACATTTGTGCCTTACTATAAAGCAACACCTAATTTACAAGTAGGTGATATAATATATACTGATTCGGCACTTACAACACCACTACAAGGTCAGTTGAGAAGTTTTGGTGGGTATAGATGGTGGTCAATGTCATACCAAAGTTTAGATCAAAGTGGTAATTTGACTTGGCAATATACAGTAGCAATTGAAGTAGACTCAAACGGAGTAGTTTTAGATTATCAAGTATGTTCAGGGTCATGGGTTGGCCAACAAACAATATCTACTTGTACAACTACACCACAAGGTAATATAGAAGGAGGGACTTTGTTGGCGGGTGAAGCGATACAAAACACATATATGCCAAATGACCCATTATTAAGAAATGATAGAGTTTTTTCACCAGCCTATCACATAGACTTTATAAATGACGTAACAATTAGTGACCATGAAAGATTAATTCTAAGAAGTGATAGATTACCTACATCAGACACTACCGAGGTTTCAGGAAACACATCCTTCAGTTTACATTTAAATGATAGGTTTTCAATGTATTTAATTGGTCCTGATGGTGGAACGACTATAATTCCATCTATTCTTTTAGAGGCCACAGACACAACAAACAACGCACAAGATTTAACAGGTGATACAAGTAACGCATATACAGATGCTATTATTAATACATTAACATGTGAGGGAATGGTACCTATTACGTGTTATTCTGGAAGTGGAAACAACTTTGGAGTTGAAACACCATGTTTTGACACCATAGATAACACATTGGGTCAAAGTACTGATGCTAGAGTTGACGGGGGATGTTATTTTTTTGTTGATAAACCATTGATAATTTCAATACCTAATGACATTAGGTACTTTAGAGAATGGAGATCTAGATTTAGAGTAACATACGCAGCATGTAGAGGAGTTTTCTCACAAGTTTTTCAAAATAATTGGTTAAACGGGTCTCTTTATATGTTTTCATTTAAAAAACAAACAATTTTTAACGTTCAAGGACAACCAAAAAAATATAAATTTTGCGGTACTGTCGATACCATATTTAGAGAAGGACAAGGTACCATTTTTTATACTGAAGGAACTACTAACTCATTATTTTATAGATCCGCACCTTATAATGGGAATACTGATAAATTCGTAGGTCAAGTACCTGAGTATCAACCATTTGGATTTGGTGGGTATGTTGGTGTACCATTTGGTGCTAACAACGATAGAAACCTATTTTTCCCAACCACAATTATGGATTTAGGACCAAGAGATTTATATACGAAAGAAATTTGTTCTAACCCTAATTTTGAAGGTTATCTAATGAATGGTTTAAAAAGTACAACATATAATGATCAAGGAGATATATTACAATTGGCGATACTTTCAAGATTTGTTAATAAAAATTATTGGTTACAAGTTTTAGGATTGGGGGATAAATCTGTTAACAGATTTTTTTCTAGAAGTGGAGACAGATTAGATGGGGATATTACTCAAATGTTTAGTATTAATTCGGAATTCGGAGTTATACCTTTTGGTGATGAAGAATATGATGATAATGATTTATACGTTCAGGGTGGTAATTTTGAAAGTTTAATGGGTATTTTCTTTTCTTCAGATACTGTAAGTAGAAACATTTTAACACCTGGAGTACAAACGTTTTCATTGACCCCACCATTACTAAATTATTTTGGTTATACAAAAACACAAGAAGTCCCTATGTATCTTTGGACTTCAAACCCAACAGCGGGGCAACAAACCATTTTTGGTACCGATAATAATGAATGGTATACAAATGTAATTACAGCAAACAATGCTTTTTATTCTAACAAATACCAATCAATGAGTTTCCAATACGCACCAACATCCAGGTATTTTAATACAACACCAACAGGTCAAAAAGGATATATATTTAATTCAGATGTAAATGGTAACAATGATGCCAATTGGACAGGTACTATAGAAACAGGAGACAGTTTTGTTGTTGGAGCACCATTTCATTTTTATTTTGGTTTATATAAAGGTAAAACCGCAATTAATAAATTTATAACAAAATATATTGAATAATTAGGTTATGAGAGAAGATGAAAAAAGAATAGTCTTGGGATCTAAAAGATTTGTGACAAACACAGATAATCCTGTTTGGTTACAAGTACCTTTAGTTGGTGAAATTAGAGACATGGTAGAAGGGGACAGAACTATTCTTATTAACCAACAAACACAATTTGAAGAAGAAAGACAAGAAAGCACAATATTTAGAATTTCAGGTAAAATAGTAAATTTATTTGATAATGTATTGAGTGGTTATACACAATACGCACCATATAAAAATTCTTTATATTATACAAATAATGTAAACAATGCTATATCTAACGTTATTAATCCAAACTCAGCTTGGGAAGGATATCCACAATTTTATGAGTTTACTTTTTTTAGAGAAGTAGGTATTGATGGTCATGTACCATTTGTTGGTAAAAGTGCGTCTTCATATAATTGGATGACATATGTTTCATACCCTTTCAGTAGCGACACAACTCAAAAGATGTCTTGGACAAGTGAACAATTTGGAGTAACAAATACAAATTTTACTGTTTCTGACGGAATTCCATTTGTTATCGATAATGGAACCTTAAATGGAAAGGAACTTGTTTATTTTTATTGTGCAACTAACCACAATCTAAAAATAGGTAATTTTATTGAAATAAATTTACCATTACAACCGAATGGAATTTCAAATAAAAAAATATTTCAAGTATATTCTTTAGGTGATGGGTCATATGGTACTGAAAAATATGTTTTTACTATTTTTAATATGAAATTTCCACAAAATGAAACACAAGTAGGTACATACGGCAATTTTAAAAGAATAATTAATATTGATAATAGTGGAGAAACAAAATCAAGATATTATATAAGACTACACAAAACGTTAACAGATATAAAAGATTTTAATGTTTTTAAGGCTGGATTTGATAAAAATGCGTTTATCGCAAAATCAAAAATAGAATATTCGGCATTGACCCCAAATAACGTACAAAGAGTTTCTATAAAAGAGGATAATCAAAACTATTCTTTTAGTTTTTCTAAAGACGTAGACATAAGTGAATTAATAGATAATAATGGAAAACCACTAACAGAATTGTTTTTAACAATAATTAATAGAGGATACATGGGGTATTTTAATCCACCGGCAACAACACAAACAGGAACACCAACAGGATTAGATATTGGATGGGGATTTAATTTTTTAAAGAATGATAATGATACTTGGTGGGATCACACATCAACATTAAATAAAGATGAGTTACCATTATCAAGCTACAATGTAAATTCACAAAATTTCTATTATAATGAATCATTACCTCAAGGATCAGTAATAAAAGGTGATTTTTGTGAATATAATGATTTTGAACAAGTAGAATATCTATTATCTCCTTGTGTGCATAAATATTCATTTAATCCTACACTATTGTGGGACTCATCACCAGTAACATACCCTAGTGGATATTTTTATAACCCACATCACGGAATTAAGATTAGAGTTTTTAGTGACTATATTGAATCGGCACCAAAAAAAGATGCCGATGGTGTACCAGACTATGCTTGGTTTTCTGAAATAGACCAAACTTTTTATTGGAAAGATCTGTATAGCTATGGTTTTATTGATGGTGAGGGTAATGGGGTTGATTATCCATTTATAAACGGATCCCATACAATATTTAATTTACTCTTATTTAAACAGTACCCATCGAAAAGAAACGTATTTGTAGAGACAACACAAATAAACACAATTCAAACTGATAACTGTGAGTAATTATAGGATAACATATAACGGAAATGATAAATTTATTAATATCCCTGTGGAAATAAAATTTGATATGGTTGGTAGAGATGAAGGGGTTGATGTAATACAGGAAGAAATAAAAAAACAAGCAACAAACAGAATAACTGATTTTGAAGTCACAAGATTTTCTCATTCTAATTGGGACAACGACGTTAATAAAAGCGAAATAAATTACCAATTTAATTTTTTTAATTTTCAAGGACAAACAGATTTTTTAATTAACCCACCACAACAAAATCAGTGGTTAGATGACTACCAGTATGCGGGGTTTTTAGATGAAGAAATTTACTATTTTGCGAATTCATTTAAAAAAAGTTTTTTTAAAATGGATTTTTACGATAAAAAAGGTAGCGAAAATCAAAAAATTCTTTTTACTGTTATTTTACCAACACAACAAGGAATTAAAGAACCTGGAATATTATTTAACAACCCAAATTTACAAGTACAGGTTAAAAAACCATATATGATTTTAGATTATATTGGATCAGATAAAGAAGGATTTTTCTTATATTGGTTAAAAAATCAATCATATATTTCTCAAAATGAGATGTACATGAGTTGTAAATTTTTTAATGCAAAAACAGGACAATTTGTTAGAATGATGAACAAACCACAAAGTGATTTTACGGGACCCGACGTTTACGATTTTAATAAAGAGTTATATTTTTATTATAAGGTGGTCATGGATTATGATAATTTTGATTATAAGGTTTTTTTAGAACAACAAATAACCCAACAAGTTTTAATACCTTTAAGAGTGGGTGAGGGGACAACAAACCCAATAAAATGGTACGAATACGTTAATCCAATATGATTGAAAAAAAAATATATTATAGAATTTCACCTGAAGTTCTTAAAGGTGATGTACTTACTAAATCATTTAGTGGAGAAACCAATGTTAATCTATTTGGATCTTACACAGGTATGACATATATTTTAAGTGGTGGTACAGGAGGGACATCTTTACTGACCGGACTTACAATACCTATTTTACTAACCCAAACATATAATGATGTTGGTGTGTATAATGTTTTTGATGGTCTAATAACACAAAAAGATGTCATCACTAATTTTATATTATCAGCATATAATCAAAATAATTTATATCAAGTCAGACTTTATAATACTTCTGAGAATGAAAAAAAGAGTTTTTTAAAAATTTCTAACCATTTTGTTGATTGGGGGGATGGTACTCCTGTAGAATCAGTAAGTAAAACAAAAAATCACACATATTCATATAATGGTGAATTTGTTATTAGTTTTTCAGGTTTCAATACTTTTGGTTTAACTGTAATACAAAAGAAAATTTCCATACCATTAAGTGGAGTAACAGTTAATAACCCAAACGGAACCATTACTTATACACCAATAGGAGGAAATTGGCCATCATCAACAACTGTTTTAGACACAATATTTCAAGGGGATAATAATAATCAAGTTTCGGCACAAACCTCAGATAATTTTGTTAACGTACCATTTAACATCTCAGGATTTACTAATTCAAAACTTAATGAATTAAAAAGGTATGGAAGTACTAAATTTTCAATAGGGTATCAATTTTTTAAAAATAATAATTTTTATGGTCAAATAGATTCTATATCACCTGACTATACCGCATATACTATAAATAATATTAATTATATTGATTTACCTAATGGAAAAACTTTTTATGTTGTTAGTACATCTGGTATTACTAATGATATGATAGTTTCTTCGGCGATAACAAAAAATGAATATTTATTAGATTTTGTTATGGACCCAGAAATACAATCAGATGTTTTTATTGAAAGAGGTAAATATTCTGTATTTGAATCGCTACAAAGATTAGGGGAAGTTGATAATACAGGAGATTTAACTACCTATGGTTATGGATATTTCAAAATTAATAAAACATAAAAAAGATGGATAAACTATTTATAAAATAAAAAAATGGCTTTAGGTACATATGGAACAGTAAGACCCGCAGACGTTTCTCCGGAAGATGTTGATATAATATTACATTATACAGAATCAAGAGACGCAACTAATAATTTTATACTTAAAAAATTAAATTCAAGAACAATATTAACCCCTTATTTTAATAATACGGATACTGGTGGAAATGATGGTGTTGAAATATTGGGCGGACTTTATAATTTAAAATTACCGGCAAGTGAATTTAATAAAATAGGTGTTTATACTTTATATATTAGACCCGCGGAAGTAAGAACAGTAATTTCAGATTGTGGAGTCTTATCCGCATTACCTAATGTGAAGGGTATTATAATAGATATTAATAATGTGCCCCAGCTATACCGAAATAAATTTACCAACCAAGGTCTTGTAGGGTATAGAGTTGAATATTTAAATACTGACGGAAGTAAAATACAAAATTTTTATAGATTAATCACTTCATCATTTTTTTGTGAACCCGTAGTTACAGACCAAACAAACAGTAATCAAAAAAGTATAAGATATAGATATGTTGACGGAGGGAGCGACTTAATTTTTTGTACACTATCACCATCAACTGCGCCGACAAATAAACCGACCGCAACACCATATATCGGACAACCAAACCAAAATATAATTATAACAAATACATTTTTTAATCCGTTGACCATTGACATACAAATGGCCGAACATGATTTAGACACAATTGCAATTGCTCTTTACGGTAATCAAACTAAAAGTATTGAAGATGGTATTTACACACTTTATGATAGTGCCGGTAATATATACAAACAATATAACTTATTTGAAATCAGAGACAACTTCAATGAACTTCTTTATGAGGTTAGACAAGATAGAGGTGGTAATATTGATTTTAGTAAAAACTTCATAAATATTATAAGTTAATGGCTAGAAAAAAATATTTTTATCCACCAGCACCGTCTGTAGGTTCTGAAACTTTTTCAGATAACATTGTAGGGTTGCAATTAGTGACTGGGGGAGGATTAACTCAAGGAAATTTTGAGTTTACATCTGCTATTTATGAAAAGGTAAATCGAAAATTCGATACTGGGTTATTTTCGGAACCATATACTTTAGAAAATTTAAATATTGAAAATATTGAGCAAACAAAAAAAATAATAGAAAAAAATTTTAAAGTTTACCCTAATTTTGATATATCACAAGTAACTAGTTTTTCATTATACGGATCATTACAAAAAAGATTTTCATCATCAATAACTAAAATAATTAATTATTTTCCTGCGGCAATAGAAATAAATAATCCTGTTAATTTTGGTTTAGATAGTTACCCAACCGCATATAACATTACTTTTGATGTTATAAATAATGAAACAACATTTGAATCTGATGTATATACCTTTAGTAACCCTTTTGGTATCGACTTTTCAGAAAATGCAAGAAGAAATTTAGAAACAAGACCTTTAGCCGTTTCAAAATATAGAAACTTAACAGATAACTTTGAAAGTTATTCATTATATTTTGTAGATTTAAACACTGAGTATCCGGTGTTAGAGTTTATCCCAACAAAATTTACAACAGGGGGTACTGTAACTATAACAGTACAAGGAGACCCTTTTAATTTAAAAAATAATTTAATAACTGAAACTTATATTAGTTTAATTTTAAAACCAAATAATATAACAACTGAGACGGTGTTTAATGAAGACTTTGATGAAATAGAAGATTTTTTACTGAATAGAAAAACCACTCCGCTTTACACAACAAATTTTAAATATCCTGATTACGATAGTAACGGTAATTACAATATGTATAATCAAAGACTAACTTGGAGATTAGACACCTATTGGAATTTAGATATTAGTTCTACAAAGTTTGACGAATATCTTACAAAATTACAAAAAGTTGCTGAATCACTCGATAATTATAAAACTAATCTTATTAGTAGATTTTTAATTACGGGTTCGTTTAAAGAATTCGATACTGCGGACCAAAAAGTTGAAAAAATATTACAAATCTATGGTAGAAGTTTTGATGAAGTTAAAAAATTTATAGATGCATTGGCTAATATGAATTCAGTTAATTATGTCGTTGGTAATGACATACCATCACAATTATTGGTTAATTTGGCACAAACTTTAGGTTTAAATACTAACATATCTCCCATTACTAATGAAAATTTTTTAGATAGCGTATTAGCACCAAACTCAAAACAAATTTTTGACGGACAAAAAAAACCAAACACACCTAATGAATTAAATTATCAATACTATAGAAATTTAATATTAAACACGGCGTACTTGTTTAAATCTAAGGGTACTAGAAGATCTGTTGAGTTTTTAATGAGAATGATAGGGGCTCCTGACGCTTTAATAGAGTTTAATGAAATAGTGTATTTAGCGGACTCTAAAATTAATTTAGATACTTTTGATACTAAGTTTGCTAATTTATCTGGTGGTACTTTTTACAATGAACAACCGGCACTTGATCCTACATTGGTCTACAGTCTTTTAGGTAACAAATATACGGGTTTTACAACATCAGGAGTAATACAATTAACTCCAGTGTCAAGAACAGATTACCCAACAAATTCAGATGGATTACCACTTTCACCAAATGATAATGATGATTACTATTTTCAGATAGGTAGTGGTTGGTTTGAACAAACCCCTGAACATAGATCAATAGAATTACCTGATTTACAAAATTCTTCACTTATAGGTAACAACCCTTTTTTAATTTCATACTTAAAACCTTTTACTTATGGTCAAGACTATTTAGAAAGGTATAGAAATTTTCCATACATGGGAGGGTTTGGTTTTGAAATTACTAAAACAATAGACAATCAAAAGTCTTGGGATATTAATACAGAAGAAAGAAAAAATAATAATAGTTTTAATGGTGTTAATTATATTACTGAAAATGATGATTTAGTATTAAACACTAAAATGATAGAATTATATTTAAATATGGGACAAGGTATTACATATGATATATGGGACATGTCCGTTAAGTATGATTATCCAATACCAAACTCCGGACTAACCGCACCATATCCATCACCAGGAAATATTGATTGGACTCATATTAATCCAAAACCAAAAGAAAAAACATTTTTTGAATTTGCTCAAAATTTTTATAATAATTTTATAAATGTAAGAAATAGATGGACAATATCTGACGGTAAAACTAGTGGATACCCAACATTACAATCTATTTTTTGGAGATACCTACAATCAAATGAAACTGTGGGAATACCATCTAATAATTTTACATATCAAAAAATGATAGATTTTACATTAGGTATTGGTGATTATTGGCAAAGACTTGTTGAACAAGTAGTACCGGCAACAACAATATGGATGACCGGCCAAAAAATGGATAATTCAATTTTCCATAGACAAAAAGTTGTTTGGAGAAGACAGAGAGGTTGTACTTTTATTCCCGTTGACTGTATTCCTTGTACATATAATGGTCAAATCTTTACTTATGATTGTATTGATCAAACCTTAACATGTTCAATATCTAATTTAAGTAACCCTTTATTTCCTGCTGAAGTTTTAAATCAATCAATTAATAATCTAATTTTAAGTAGTGGGTATACGCAGACACAATGTGATTTAACTAGTGTTATAAGTACTTGGTTTATTGATTGTAGACTTGACGATAATATTTTAATACAAAATTCATTTTTTACAGGATATGGTGACGACGCTCCAACAACTACGGAAATATTAAACGCAATTGAAACCGAATTAGATACTTTATATAGTTTTGGTTTAAATTATTATTTGGCGGGTAACAATTTAGTGGTAAGTAATACGACTTGTTATGATGATTTTACCAATAAAACTTTCTACCTTAATATTGGTGTAGATATAGATATAAATTGTAATAACTAATTATAGAATATGGCTTGTGTTTCTGGTTTAACAAATGGTATATATAGTTATGTTGACTGTTGCGGTAATTTACAGTCAGGAATTTCATTAGGTGAAAGTATCTGTATTGATGGTGCCTATTCAGGTAGCGCAACTGGTGTTTATGTTGCCACAGGACAAACTTGTACACAAAATTGTAGCAACGGTAATATTACCTATAGTTTTAGTACTACAGGTATTTGTGATACGACTTCAGGGTCAACAATAATAACTCCTTTTGGTGGTGTTGGTACATATACTATAGATAACATTATACCTGGCACTTTGAGTGCTCAAACAGGTACGGGACCATTTTTATACACAGGGCTAACAGGAGGGACATACGTTTTTAGATTAAATGATAGTTTAGGAATACAAAACAACGAAACATATCTAAATGTGTACGTTTCACAATGTTTTACTGCCATAATAAGTAATACAACAACAACCACTTGTGGTGAAAATAACGGTTCAATAACTGTTAGTGCATCATCAATAGGTAGTCCTTATTATTTATTTCTATATAAAGATGATACAATACAAACTATACAACAAACACAAACACTACCATATGTATTCAATAATTTAGGTGAAGGAGAATATTACGTTACTGTATATGATTATGGGTCTGTTAGTGCAAATACACCAAATACAATTATTTATGACTCAAACGGAGTTAATTTCGGTTTATGGAAAGTTAATACATCTAATTGTGTAATTAATACTGGTAAATTGGCGGTCACTGGTGTTACGGGTTCAGGTCCTTTTACTTATTCGTGGAGTAATGGAGAAACAACTCAATTAGTTACCGGATTGACTGTTGGTAGTTATTCTTGTACGGTAACAGATATAAATGGTTGCTCAACAACAGTTACTGAGACAATAGGTCAGGCCGAACCACTAGGGTTATTGGGGTTAACATCTGTTAACCCAAGTTGTTTTGCTTCTGATGGTAGTTTAACATATACGTTATCAGGTGGTACCGCTCCTTATTATTACTCTGCGGTTACAGGTGAGGTTGGGTATACATTATCCAACACATTTACATTAACAAATTTAGGTAGTGGTAATTATTCGGTAATAGTAAGAGATGCTAATTTTTGTGAATTAACTTTAGCCGGATCTTTAATAACACAAAATGGGTTTACGATATCAAACATAAACGTAACCAACTCAAATTGTAGTCAAAATAATGGTGAAATTTCAGTAACAATAAATGGCACAGGAAGTCAAAACTATCTTTATGTTTTAAGCGCACAAACAGGAGGTACAGTTTATAGTTATTATGGTAATAACCAAACATTTAATCAAACAGGTTTAAATAACGCTACTTATGATTTACTAATTTCAGGTTCAGGATCGGCTTGTGCTTATACTACCACAGCGACAATTAATTCTGAACAAAAATTTACAATATCGGCGACTACCACTGGGTCTACTTGTGGACAACCAAACGGAGGGGTATCAATTATGGTTAATAGTGGATACACAGGGTTTTTAACCTATGTTTTAGAAAATATCGATAACCCATTTATAAATGATAGTGTAGTACCATCAACAACGTCAACCGCAGAAACATTTACATCATTAGTTAATGGTAACTATAAAATTAGTGTGATTGATACTGACGGGTGTTCTGTTAGCGAAGACTTTGTAATAACCACAACAAATCAAGTTAATTTTTTAATTAACCCAACTAATTGTGTTGGTGTAACACCAGGATATGCTTCTGCAACTATATTTCAAGGGGAACCTCCATTTTCATATTCTTGGTCAAATGGAAGTACAGGATTAACCGCAACAGGATTAACTGCGGGTACCTACTCTTTAACCGTAACGGATGATAATGGTTGTTCATTAACAAACTTTTTTAACATTAATTGCACTGGTGAATTAATTACTAACTATGAAACATATAGTTTGTGTTCAAATACATTTACAACAACATCAGGTAATAGAAGAGGTTTGTCCGAAATGTTTTTTGAAGGGTTTATGGATGTTACATCTGGTTACACAGGATGTACAATAAATAGTGCCGATTTAACTTGTGAGATAACAGTAAATGGAAGTGCATATACACAAACTTTTGCAAACATAACATCAATAGATGATATACCTTCAGATAATTTATGGATACAATCAATTGAATATATACTATCGACAACACCTGTTTTTGGTGAATACACGATAGACCAGCTAAACAATACAATACACATTGAATCAAACTGTAATGGAGATGTTGATGATATAGGTAATGGTGAGTACAGTTTAGGGTTATCAATCGAATATGATGTTAGTTGTACTGGTAGTGCAACAACCACACCAATAATCACCTGCTGTTCACCAACTATAGTTAGTGCAGGACCAATTGGTAGTGGTCTATTCGGTATTTATTTTAATTTAAATTGTGGTCCTTGTATATCAACAACAATCCAATACTCAACTGATAGTGGAGCAACTTGGAGTATAGGTAACACATCTTCTTGTAGTACATATAGAACAATACCAACTACTGTAACAACAGGAGATGTATATTTTAGAATTAGTAAAAATTGTGGATCAGGAGTAATAAGTGATTATTCAGATGAGTATATCTACACTTTCCCAACTCCGACTCCAACTCCGACCCCAACTCCGACTCCAACTCCGACCCCAACACCTGTACCTGCTTTTAGGACAACTATTGATACTAGAATTGTTTATGGATCAATTTATGATCCATATGGTGGCGGTACATTCGTGGCATCTAGCGGAGCCAATGTTATAACACTACCATTTAATAGTAGTTTTGGTGTATATAATAATGGAACAATTAATTGGGGTGATGGAACTACTTCAAGTTTAAGTTATGCTAACAGAGTACACACATACACAACTCCAGGAATTTATCAAATAACAATAACAGTTAATAGTGGTGGTGAGTTTACAGGATGGGGAAATACAGGAACGAATATAAAAGATAGATTAAAATTTTTATCTATAGATGAGTGGGGTGATTTTAATCTAGGGTATGACGGATCTATTAATACGTTTTTTGGTTTTTATAATTTATCATTATCTGCAACAACAGATACACCAAAACTATATGAAGGATCGGTAGGTACCGGCATATCAAATCTATTTGAAAACACATTTACTGGAATGACAACAATTAATAATATTGGATCATGGGACGTAAGAGAAGTTGACCAACTTGATTACTTCTTAGCAAATGGAGGTGTATATACATCAGGATTACAGTCAAGTAACTATGATGACTTATTAAACGGGTGGGCGTCTTACGGTGCGTCTTTACAAAGTGGTTTAACATGTGATTTTGGGGATTCAAAATATAGTCCAGCTTCGGTCGCATCAAGAAACTATTTAACCACAACTAAAGGTTGGACAATAAACGATGGAGGACCCGTATAATGCCATACTCAATAGATATAACCGGGATTTCAGGAGGTACGGCACCAATAAGTATCTATGTTTGTGATGAGTATGGTAATAATTGTTCATTTTTAGGGTTTAATCCTGGTATTTACATATTACCTACCTTGTTTCAAACGGCAACAACCATTATGGTTAAAGTTATTGATAGTTCTTCTTGTGAATATTTTAAAATAATATCTTGTGAGGCTGAAACATATGTAATATTAACAGAATTTGGTGATTTCTTAACTTCTGAAGATGGTGACACTTTAGTTTTCTTATAAAAAGTATTTATCTATATGATAGTACAAATAACAGGCGATACAGGTGGGTTAGAACCATATGATATATTTCTCTGCGACCCAACAAATACAGGTTGTTTTTATATATCAGGATTAACAAGTATTCCGGCAACAGTTGAGATAAACACACAAAACTATTTTCCAAACGAAAACTTTTTGTATTTAAGAATAGTTGATACTAATGGATGTATATATTCAACTATACTTGACTGTATTGGTCAAAAGGCGTTCCAAGATGACATTTACTTTAATTTTATGGACGGTAATGGTTATTATTTTCAATAATGAATATTTATAAAATAAAACATGCCAGTATATCAATTATTAACAGATAGAACATTAGCACAGGCGTCGGCAATTACACCAACGACACTAATACATATTGTTTACACAGGAGACCCAAGTCAAAACATTGCGGGTTCATCGTATAAAGCGGAATTACAACAATTAAGTTCAATATTTAGTGGTGGTACCGATACATTAGTAACAGGAGGTACTTATTCTGCAGGAACGATAACTTTTACAAATAGTAGTGGTGGTACTTTTCCTGTGACGGGTTTAACCGATGGTAGCTATTATTTACCATTAAGTGGGGGGACAGTGACAGGTGATACTGTGTTTACACAAGGATTAACAGCAACAACCATATCTGCAACGACATATTTAAATTTACCTGTAACTGCTGATACTAATTTTGCAAACACCAATCTAACTTTAAATAATGATAGAATACATGATTTAAATGGTTACGATCTTTTTTTCTCTGAAGATGGTGCTGGATTTGGTTATATTTCATTTGGTATTTTTGGTGGGTTAGGTACTGGATCATTTGTTGTTAATGGGTCGACCGACTCCACACTAACCATAACTAATTCATATATAAAGTTAAGACAGTTAGACAACGAATTTTGGGTTAATTCGACTGAAACCGTAGTTAATGAAACTGGTTACCCAAATAATTTTAGAGTAGAAACGGATAATAATGAAAATATGTTTTTTGTTGATGGAACAAATAACAAAGTAGGTATATCAACAAATACACCATCAGAAACACTAGATGTTAGTGGCAAAACAAAAACAATAAACTTCCAAATGACATCAGGAGCAACAAATGGATATGTCTTAACATCTGATGCAAATGGAAATGCTAGTTGGCAAGTACCGACAGGTAGTGGAACATTTACTGGAGGAACAGTAAGTGGAGCAACAAACTTCACAAACGGATTAACTGCTAATACAATGTCAGCATCAACACTTTTTGTAAATGGAGTTCAAATAACGGGAGATACTTTTGTAACAGGAGGAACATACTCGACAGGTACGATACTATTCACAAATAACCAA